AGGCCGATCAGCCATGGACGGTATTCCAAGGCCCTCGGAAGCCTGCGTGGGGCATACGAAGAGAGCCGAAACGACCCGACCCTGCTGGAACTCAGGGATACGCTTGCCATCCTCGATGTGATCGTGCAGAAGGCAGCGCAGCGGGTGGGCGAGCTGGATACCACGGATTTTCGGGCTCGGGCGATGGAGCTATTTCAGGAAGCGTCTGCATCCAACGATCCGCAGGAATTGAGGGGAAAACTCCGGTTGCTGGGCAGCTTATTGAGGGAAGGCTCCCAGGAAGACGAGGCACTCCAAAATCTATCGCAAGCGGTCGAGCGTTTAACCAAGAGGCAGGAAGAGGCATGGAAGATCAGGCTGGCTACCGCCAATGTCATCAATGCCCGGGATATGGTGGCGCTTCTCGGACGCTTTGCGGATATTGTGCTGGACGAGGCAGATAATGAAATCGCAACAAGAATCATCTCACGGATTGACGGAGAGATCATGGGCGAAAGTAAGACAGCGGATCGGCTTTCGCTTGGAAGGGATCCAGTTGGATCTGCCGTTCGCGAAATACCGGAACCACCCGACCCAGTTTATGACGGAGGTACTGGGATGGAGCCCGTGGAAGAAGCAGACGGAGATCGGTGATGCATTGGTTTCCAATCAGCGCGTAAGCGTGGTTTCCTGTAATGGTGCAGGCAAGACCGCTTGTGCTGCGAGGTTGGTTCTGTGGTTTATGCAGACCCGTAGAAATGCAGTTGTGGTAACGACCGCCCCTACTTGGCATCAGGTGGGACTTCTTTGGCGTGAGGTCCGTACAGCATTCAATGGATCTAGGGTCAAGCTGGCAGGTGAGATGCTATCGCAGCGGCTTGAGATCGCACCTAATTGGTATGCCACGGGATTATCAACGGACCGGGAGGAGCGATTCCAGGGATACCATGCTGGCGGCTCCCAGGCTGGGGATGATGGCGGTCTGCTCGTTGTGGTGGATGAGGCATCGGGGGTCTCGGATCCAATCTACGATGCGATGCGTGGCTACCTAACCAGTCCAAATAGCTATGTCCTTCTAATTGGCAACGGCAACCGGGCTCAAGGTGCATTCCATGAATCGCACCAGCGGGGTAACTGGAGTCGGTTCTCGATCAGCGCATACGATGTGCCTGATCATATTATGGACCGCGCCTGGATTGATGAGCAGCGGGATCATTGGGGCGAGACTTCGGCGCAGTACATCGTCAGGGTGCTTGGGAAGTTCCCAGAGCAGGGTGGCGATTTCCAGTTGATCCCACAATGGCTGCTTGAGAGCGTTTCCACTAAACAGCCCGAGGACTCGCCGGGGCGGTATCTGGGCCTTGATGTCGCAAGAGGGGGCGGGGATCAAAGCGTGGCTTGCGTGACGGTGGATGGGGTGGTGATTGATCTTGATGGATGGGACAGCCGGGACTTGATGGTGACGGCAGAGCGAACGAGGGATCTGGCAAAGAGGTGGGAGGTGCCCGGAAATCATATCTGCGTGGATGTGTCTGGTATTGGCGCGGGGGTCGTTGATCGGCTCAGAGAGGCGGGACTTATGGTGGAGGGGGTGGATTTCGGCGGCAGACCTGAACATGATTGGGATTGGCTGTTGGGGTCAGATGCCAAATTCCTGAACCGGAAAGCCGAGCTTCATTGGGCAGCGCGTATGGCTCTAATGAATGGGCATCAGTCCATCCCGGCCAAGTTCAGCAGTACGCTATGGCGGCAGCTTCAATGGACGAACTACGAATACAACCAGCGGGGCATGATGAAGATGGAGTCCAAGGATAAGCTACGGGCAAGATTCGGGGCCTCTCCCGATCATGCCGATGCCTGGGTTCTTGCGCTTTCACGAACCTCTAAGCGGGGGAAGATCTTTGTGGTCTGAGAATCATCCCGGGTTTATTGACTACATATAGTGGTTGGGCTTGTTATTGTTCTGGAAGTTGGCAGCCGTAAATGCTGTCGTGAGGGTACGAATATGAGTTGTCCATCGTGTGCATCGAATAAGGTTCGGGTCACCGATAGCCGCCCAGTCGATCAGGGGGCTTCGGTTCGTCGCCGTAGGATTTGCCGGATCTGCGACTACCATTGGATTACCTACGAACTCGATGCTGATCAGATGCCAGCGGATAGTCGCAAGCTGGCCCGAGTGCCTGCCGAGAAGCCCCGCCACCGATAGCCCGGTGTCTACATCTATCCTTTTGGGCAGCCATGGGTTGCCATACGCAACCAACCTACCCATTCTATCTCCGTGGCATTGACACCAAAGCAGTACGCTAATCGTTGCGATGATCCTGAACCGTTTCATCGGAATGGTAGCCAACCATTCAGCAAGCAGAAGTTGTGGGATGACGGGGGATCTTCTGGGCTGACCTTCCGTTGGGTTATGAAGATGGCCGGGGATGAGAATCTATCCCGACCCTACGCGCAGCATCCTTGGGTTTACGCCTGCGTATCCTCAATCGCAAAGGCGGTGGCCTCGGTTCCCTTAGTGCTTCAAACCAAGGGGCGTGATGGAGAGATGGCTCCCGTGGATAGCGGCCCTCTGTATGATCTGCTTCGCAAGCCAAATAAGCTGATGTCACAGAGGAAATTCCTCAAGAGCATTACGCAGACCCAGCAGCTCTACGGCGAGACCATGCTGCTAATGATGTCGCGGAACTCAAACGGCATGATCACCTACATTGATCCGACCGAGAAGATTCAAGTGCCGCAAGAGTTGTGGCCCGTTCGGGGGGATCTCCTTGAGGAGATCATTGACGAGCGAACGAACCTACCCCGAGCATGGCGAATGCAGACGGCCAAGGGTACGGTCGAGATTCCTAACGAGTCCCTGATCCATATCGCAGAAGCGAATCCCTACAATCCGATTCGTGGCATGGGTCCGATGGCGGCAGCCTTTAGAACCTGCGCGAAAGACTTTGTGCTTGATCGATACGATGAAGCCCTGCTTCAAAACTCAGGAAGCCCCGGTGGCATCCTATCCGTAGATGGGCATCTCACCGATGCAGACCAACGGGCTATTTCGGATGCGTGGCGTGAGTCTCATGGAAGGCCGGAATCCAATCGCAAGACGGCGGTATTGCCTCAAGGCACCAAATACGAGGAGGTTGGCTTTTCCCCGCAGGAGATGGAATTCCAGCAAATGCGGTTGCTCAACCGTGAAACGGTGATGAGCATCTTTGGTGTAACCAAGCCGATCATCGGGCTCACCGAAGGCTTGAACTACGCAAGCAGTCTGCTTGCCTTCCGATCATTCTATGAGGTCACGGTTATCCCCTTCCTTGATTTCCTCGCAGATGAAATGGAGACGAAGTTTATCTCGCGCCTCGTTGGCCCTGAGTCTGAGTATTCGCTTGGGTTTGATTTGTCCGGGGTTGCTGCGCTGCGTGAAGATACGGATGCCAAGGTGGATCGCGCACTCAAGCTATTTGGGGCGGGTGGCCGTACCTTCTCCGAGGCTGCCAATCTTGCTGGTTGGGATATTGGGGATACGGAAATCGAGCGCGGGGATATTGCTTTCATCCCAACCAATGTCACCGAATTGCAGGTCGATGAAGATGGCAACATGATCAAAGCCCCCTCGCCAATTCCCGCGCCGCCATCGGGAAGCGAAGAAGATGAGGACGAGGATGATGAAGGCGAAGAAGATGAGATCGCAATCGATGAGGATGATGACGAGCAAGAGGATCGAAACATAACGATTCGCCGTGAGGTCTCATTCCCGGCTGGCTTGGAGACCGTTGAAGCAAGAGAGAAGTATTGGCGTGAATGGGATGCAGAGATCCAGCGAGGCGAGGATCGTATTGGCCGTGGTGCAAAGCGGGTCTTGCGGGAGATAGTCCTCCAGATGCGTAAGCGGCTCCGTGAAGTAGCCGAGGGGCCATGGCAGGAGTACCCTGAACCCACCGGGCGATCAATCTGTAAGACGGTTGCCACAGAAGCGGAGATTCAACGGCTGCTGAATCTGAATGTGAAGGAATGGGGCGATGAGATGATCGCGGTGCTTGACCCGCGTATTACGGCCCTCATTATTGATTCGGCCATACAGGCTCACATGGAGATCGGCGGGAGCGGTATGATCCTCTCAGCAACCGATCCGGTGGTGGTTCGGTATCTGGCCGAGAAGAAAATAATCCTCGCTAACATCTCTAAGGATATTATTCGCGATGTCCAGCGATCGATTGTGAAGATCATCGCTGCTGGCGATGGCTCCTATAATAGCCTGCGAGAAGCGATTTGGTTTACCCTCAAAGACTCGGAGGCGTATTTGGGAGCTACCATGAAGGGGCTGGGCACCCGCGCATCCCGTATCGCCCGAACAGAGACCACAGGTGCCGCGAACTATGGAAGGCAGCAACAAATGGTTTCTGATGGCATCAATACCAACATATGGTTGGCGATGCCAACCGCGCGGCCCACTCATGCCGAACTAAATGGTACAGAGGTGCCAGTCGGCGACTACTTTGGGTATGGTCTAAAGTTCCCCGGCGACCCAGAAGGTGGCCCCGCCGAAGTCATCAACTGCCGATGCGTCCTGCTACCCGGTAAACAACGCGAGTCCTAATGTCTACAGAACATCACACTTCGAAGCATCTAAATGCCGAGCAATCGATCCTGACGGGCATGGGCCTGGATTGGTCGGATCCTGCCCGTCTATCCGATAGCCGCATCCATGAGATCAAGCGATCGAAGCTGCCTCAACTCCGAGTCACCCCATCGACCCCTAAAGAGGTGAGTGATCGGGTGGTTCGTTTTGTGGCGAGTGATGAAACCCCTGATCGAGTTGGCGATGTGATCCAAGTCGCAGGCTGGAACCTCACGCAATACAAAAGGAATCCCGTGGTGCTATGGGGCCATGATTCCAATTCCATGCCGCCGATCGGTAAGTCGGTGAATGTCCGGCGCGGGAAAGGCCCGAACGGGAAATCTGCTTTGCTGGCGAGTATTCAGTTTGCCCCGAAAGAGGCATACGAGTTTGCCGATACGGTTTATCAATTGACCAAGGCTGGGTATCTGAATGCGGTGTCTGTTGGCTTCTTGCCCCGTGACACGAAAGAGCTAACCGATAAAGAGCGCAGCAAATTAGGAATGCCCAGCTATGGGCTGATGTACACCAAGGCCGATCTGTTAGAGATCAGCGTAGTTTCCGTTCCCGCAAATCCATCGGCACTCGTAACGGGGGCTAAGAGTCTAGTGGACTCTGGCGTTCTCCGCGATCACGAGGTGTCCCGTTTTCTGAAAGAGGTTCCCATGAATGACGAAGAAGTAGCCAGCCGACTCAAAGCAAAGATCCGTGGATTCGTGGACCTTGGTGCGATCAGCAAAGATGCCCCGGTTTGCGATGCCCCGGAGGAATCATCTGATCCCGAAGTGGTGGATAAGGAAGCCACCCAAGAGGCCGAGGTCATCACTGACACGCCGCCGGATAGTGAGAGCCCTGCTTTGGATGAAACGAGGGAACTTCCCATCCTTGCCGAACTCAAGGATGTGGAAGCCGTTTCGCCCCAGCTTGAATCGTTGATTCTGGCACAAGCTGAACAGGCGAAGGCCCTGACCACGCTGATCGATGCGATCAGCGATCTGACCAAGCGTATTCACTCGATGGGTGAGACCAATAGCGAGGAGCGGCGTGGATTCGCCGTTTCCTCCGATGCTGTTGCCTCCGATACCCACATGGAGTCGGTGCGTCTGGAGAAAGCTCAACTTGAGCAACTCACTACTGATTTTCTAACCCGACTCCAAACCAATTTGAGGTAACCCCATGGATAACATGGAAAAGGCCCTAGAGGCCCAACTGAAGACCCTCGGCGATTCTGTCGAAGGGCACATTGAAGCATGGCGATCTGAGGAATCAGGCCGCCGCGCAGAACTTGAGCAAACGATCAAATCCCTTGAGGATGAGATCGGTACTGTGAAGGATGGTCTAGCCAATGAACGCCGGGGCCACTTGCCCGGTGTAGAGGTTGCTTCTGATGGTAATCAGAAGGACTCCTTTAGCATGGCCCGTGCTTGCCGAGCGATGGCTCGTAAGGATTTCTCCGATGCCCCCTATGAGCGCGAAGTATTCACCGCGATGAAGGAAAAGGCGATGTCAGCGGGTAACGATCCCGCTGGTGGCTACATAGTGCCCGAGGAAGCAATCATGCAGGTGATTGAGGCTTTGAAGGCCAATGTCGTTGCTTATGACCTCGGTGCGCGAGACCTCTCCGTTTCCGGCTCCCCGGTTACGATCCCGAAGCTGACCACTAGCGCAACTGGCTACTGGGTATCTGAGAACTCCACCATCACGGCAAGCGATCTTGGCTTTGAGCAAATCAACATGACACCCAAGACCGTTGCTGGTCGGGTGATCCTGTCGAACCTGCTCCTTGAGACTAGCACTCCGACCGCTGATGCGGTCATCCAGCAAGACCTTGCCTCACAGCTTGGCCTTGCTCTTGACCTCGGCGTTCTCAACGGATCTTCTGGTGGCGGCGGCGGTGAGCCTGTCGGCATTATGCAGACTGCGGGAGTGGGCACGGTTACAACTGCCTCCGACTCAAACTCTCCCCCGACTGTCCCTGAGATGATGTCGTTTTTGAGTGACCTAGATGAAGCGAATGCGCTTCGTGGCCGACTCGGCTGGTGTATCCATCCCGCGATGATCTCGATGATCCGGCAAATGACGGTAGATTATACCTCTGCCACCGGAATCCCGCTGACCGCAGTAAATACCTCTGATGGATTTACTAATACCCTGTTCGGCTACCCGTTCAGGACTTCGACTCAGATGTTCACGCCGACTACGGCCAATAGCATCCGGTCGATGCTGTTTGGTAACTGGGACGATGTAATGATCGCCCGATGGGGCGGTCTTCGCCTTCTTGCATCCGACACTTCGGATGACGCTTTCTCTAAGGACCAGACCCATATCCGCGCAACCATGCGCTGTGATGTTGGTGTCCGGCACCCTGAATCATTCACTTATTCCATCGACTGATCCCAGGAGGATTACCAAATGACTGTTCTTGATCTTGGCAACAATGTTGCCATCAATTCTCAAATCGCCGTCTCTGTCATCAGCGCGAGTGCCGCCGACGCCACAGCGGTCGACATGAGCACCTGCACTTGGGCCATCGTTGTGATCAACGCTGGAGCAAAGGCAGGGTCCACTTCCGTCTACACCTTCAAGGTCGAGGAGGCGTCAGACAACGCGACCTTCACGACGGCGAAGAAGTGGGTGGACGGCGAAGTGTCTACGACTGACGCGGAAATCGTCATCGCAGCGGACGGGACTGGTCAGTCCCAGTTCTACCTCGTTGACTTGGATGCTCGACACTTGAAGCGTTATGTTCGTCTC